CTTTTGAGCGTTGCGCTTCGTTTCGTAAGTGCGCTTGAACGCCATTGTGAAGGTGTCCAGCAAGATTCCAGATTCCCCGTCTTCATCGAGGTCATACGCTGGGAGAGTTCCGGTTTCGATTACTGCGGTAGCCATACACTACCGCGAATCTGTCAAAGTCAGTCGATCTCTACCGCAAAGCTAATGACTTGCTTCGTGTCGCGCTGGTTGGATTCCTCATCCGTCTCCACGTCGAAATCGCCCAGCCACCGCTTCCTAATTGCCCAGCCGCTTCGGTAAGTCGTTGTTTTCGTCGCCGTCCAAGTTGCCCACGCCGATTCATCCCGCACAAAATCCGCCGCTGCTTTGCTCCATGTTGCCGCCTGCGCGTCGGTGGTGTCGTTTGCGTTGGTGAGAACGTGCAGGGTCAGGTTGGCGTTGACCATGTAATTGCCCGCCCGTTCGCCGGCGATCTCGCAAACTACACAAGGGCGAGTCCTGGCGGCGGTTGATCGTGACGCTACCTTTTGCACCGTTGAAGGGATGGTGGCGGTTGAGATGGTGGCGAGGTAATCGGTGAAGATGCCCTCAAGTCGGTTGGTCCAGTGGTCAGCCATAAATCATTTTCTTCCTTGGCGCTTTAATGCTGCTTCCGCCAGCTTTTCCTTGCGGACTCTCACGGCCTTTTTGAAGTAGATATAAAACTCAGTGACAGTGACGGCTTTACGGGATGGTGGGAACGCCACATCCGCCCACGGCACTTGATTGATTAGCTTGATGAAAGTTTCCGTTTCCGTGCGGATTAACTGATGGGTTCCTTGTGATCTCTTGTGCCGTCCAGTGTTGAACCACGCCTTAACGCCTTCTCTCGCACTGATACTTCCGCCAATGCTTTTCCCTGCCGCAATCCATCCAGCCTTAGCAATGCCAGCGTTTGCTTTTTTCTTATCAATATACGGATCGAGTTCATCGCGTTTGAATGTTGGTCTTGCTGGTTGAAATTGCCGTGGTGGTTTTACTGTCACCGCGCCTCTTTGATTTCTATATTGAGTGTGAATTTGCTCTATGCTTCCCTCAGTTCCTTTGAATGTTGCGTATCTCGCCGCTTTGTTGATTTGCTTTTGAATACTCAATTCAAATGAGTCACCGCTTTTTTTCGTTAGCCCATAGGGTTGAACCTTCCGCGCAAGCTCCTTTGCTACTGACGTTCCAATAATTGCAACGGTTTCAGCAACGGCAACTTTCGACTTGTCAGCAAATACTTTCAAATCAGATTCTAGCTTGCGTCTTTGCGCGGGTGATATGCGAACTTGAATCATCGTTCATTAGGGTCTGATAGTGTGAAATGAATTGCAATTTTGCCAATATCCACCATTGAAACGCGATACTCAACACTATCAACAGTGCATCGCTTGTTTAGCATTGATTTTGGATTGCTAACGTCTTTGGGCTGCGCTGTCACAGTGCCTCTGACTTGCGGCTCTAATCCGCCAAACTCGCCATCAACTGATTTACTTGCTAGGTTTTCGACGACTTGGAAAGTTTGTGAATTGCAAACCATAGTCACAGTTCCCATCGTGCTATCACTTTCGGAATTGTGCGCTAGCATAAAGTCGTCAACCAAGCTCATTATGTAATGTCGTCGGTGTCAAAGTAAAAACCCCCACACCGTTTCCAGTGTGAGGGCTGTCATGATTGAACCCAAGTGAAAGATTAACCAAGAAGCAATGCGGCGTGTGCTGGTTTTGCAGCAACCCAGCCCCAAAGAGCGTGAATACGATACAACACCATGCCGTCACCAGGATATACGCGCAAGTCAAAGCTGATACCCGTGCGAGGGTCAGTGATGACTTCGTTGTCAATTGCCAAATCTCCTTGAACTGGAAATTGCGGCAAGCGAGTAGCAAGCACAAGTGCATCGCTAGAGAAAGCAAGGTTGCGCTGACTGGTTGCGTTGACCGTAACAGCAGCGTTGTCTGCTACTGCGGTAACAAGTCCAGGTGCGTTAATGGTGAAGCTGCCACCAGAGAGAGCGGTTGCTACAACGTATTTGTTTCCTGCGATAGTCACAATGTCACCTGCGAGGATAGTTCCAGATCCAGTGTCAACTGTGATAGTAGTTGCGCCAACGGTAAAAGCTGCGGTCGTTTGGTAGCTTGCACCAGTGCCAGCAGTTGCGCCATTGATTTGAGCAGATTCGCGAACGCTAAAATTGTGAAGGTTGAGCAATTCGCCATCGCGCAAGGTCATGGTGTTTCCAGCTTCGTTAGCTTTGGTCAATTGTCCAAGCGTGCGAAGTGCTGCGCCTGCGGTTGTGTCGATGACAAGCGAACGACTGGAAGCGGGTGCGCCATTGTCGTCAAGAATCTTGCGAACTTGAGCGGAGTCGGCAAGCGTGGAAGCAAATGGGGTAGTTCCTGCCGTGCCGTAAGCGCGGGAAGCACCAGCGGCGAGAGCATCGCAAACGTCATTTTCCATTTCATTGACCAGCACGCGAAACGCTTGTGCGATTTGTTGCTGTTCAAGAGTGAGAAAACCAACTCCTTGATCCATCGCATAAGCTTCTTCACCAGTCCAAGAAAATGCAGCATACTTATTCTTTGTAAGAGTAAGTGAGGCATTGCCAATCGTTTGATCGACGGCACTTGGAATCGACATAGCAGGAGTGTAGGAGCTAGTCGTGTTGGTTGGAACTTGCGGAATGCGCAAAGTTTGACCAGATGCGATACGGTCGGCGCGAGCATCACGGGTCACCCCTGGCAATGCGCCTACAAGTTCGCGAGAAACTACGTCGAGAGCGGCGTAGACGTTAGGAATTAGGTTGGTTAGTGTATTAGCCATAAATTAGTTTTCGGTTGCAGTTCCACCTTTAGCGCGAAACTCTTGTTTTTGTTGTGGTGTTAGTGTTTGAAGTTGTGCAATCGACATGACGAGCGGAAGCTCTGCAATCTCTTGCGTGTTGTCGGTTTCTGTCTCGTCGGAAGTATCCGAGTCGTCAGGTTGAATTTTCTTAGGTCGTCCCATAAAAGTTAGATGATGCGTCCGCCAGCTTTCGAGAAATCAGATTTTTCGCGAGCGGTGAGCTTGTTAAATTCTTCGCGTGTTTTGGTTTTGCTGTTTTCAGGTTCATCGACACTAGCGGCAACTGGAGCAAGTCCAGCTTGTGCAGCAATTTCGATTGCGCGAGCGTTTGCGCTTTCGGTCGCAGTGGTGACTTGCGCTTGCAACTCAGCAACTTGAGTTTGAGCGGCAGTTAGATCAGCTTGAGCTGTGTCGCGTTCTGCGGTGATGCTTGTAATCTTGTTTTCTGCATCACTCAATTCAGATTTAGCAATAGTCAATTCACTGATTGCATTTTCAAGATCAGTCGTGCGCTCTGCGAGTGCTGCGGTGATTTCGGTGATTTGATTTTCGCTATTTTGCAAGCTAGCTTCCAACCCTTGCACCTTTTCAGTGAGGGCTGCGTCTGGTCGGAATTTGTCGAGAATACTCATCGTGTTTGTTTTGGTGTCAAAAATAGAATCAGCAAAACCCATTTCAACGGCTTGTTTTGCGCTCATCCATGTTTCTTTTTTCATTAGTTCACGCATTTCATCTTTTGGCTTGCCTGTTTTTTCTGCGTAAATTCCTGCAATGTCGTCGCTAAGTTCTTCGACAAGTTCGGAATAGCGTTTGATTTCTTCCGCATTACCATGAACTCCGCCTGAAACTTCATGAATCATAAGCTTGCCATTGCTGGCGATTTCCACCTTATCAGCACCCATGCAAATAACACTGCCCATGCTTGCAGCTAGCGTGTTGATTCTAGCGGTAACCTCAACGCCGCGCATGCGTAGCTTTTTAAGCTCATTGTAAATGCGATTGCCCTCAAATACACTGCCGCCGCCTGAATGAATTTCAATTTCTAGCGTATCAACTGCGTTTTCTGCGCTTGCTGTAAATTCGCCGTATTTGTAGTTTTCATTCACGGCTTTCATGCCGTAAACTTGTGCAATGTCGTCAATTACTTGATCGACGCTAAACTTATCTACATGATCGTTTAGCTTTACTTTTGCGCTTTTGTTTTCAATTGTGAGATAGTTCATACCGTTTCTTGTGTTGGTTGCGTAGGTGTTTCGTTAGGTGTTAGCATTGCCATTTCTCGCGGCTCGATTGTTATGCCTAGCTGTGATTCGTTGATTGCTTTTACTTTGAGCTTTTGTTGCACTAAGTATGAAATGCGCTCGTCTAAGTGTTCTTCGGGGGATTTGCCAAGAAATCCGAGAATGTCTTGCGGGTTTAGAAATCCGCCTTTCCACATTTCGATCAATTCTTTCGAGACTCGTCCGTCATCAATCGTGATTTTTTTCGGATAGGTAAATTTCCATTTATACCAATCATCCGCAACTGGCAAACGCCCAAGGTTGACGAACTTTGCGACAACGTAGGAAATGATTCGACTTGCTGCGTATTCGATCAAATCTTGACGGTCTTCAACTGCCCGTTGTGCGCGTCCAAGGTCTGCGCGTTCTGCTGTGCCTTGCCCTGTTGCGTGCCATACCATCGAATACGGCCAATTGATTCCTGCTAGTGCTTTGCGGTAGATTCGATTCTGGAAAGACTCCCACATGTCGCCAGGTCTTTCGTTTTTAATTGTCTCTAATTTGCCGCCGCTTTTAGCGGCAAAATAGCGCACCGTGCCGCCTTGGTAATTCTCGGAAATGATGCCTTTTTCCGTGCTGCAAGCGTTTCCTGCTAGGATATTTTCGTTATCGTCAATGTCTGGTAATCCAGTTTCGTTGTGTTCGATAAGTGCAATACTAGAAAGCATCAACTGCGCATAGCGTTCCCATTCGTGAGATTGCAAAGAATCGCGTAGATCATTAAGAGCGTGCGTAAATGCTGGCAATCCTCGCCCTTGCTCCTGCCAAGACGGATCGAAGATGTGAATCATGTTCCGCGCTTCGATGTATTGCAGCAAGTCGCCTTTCTCATCGTTAAAGCAATATGCCATAGGTGCGCCGTTACTGTAAATGATGCCATCGGTTAGCGTCTTACCCTTGTATGCGCCTTTTTCGAGTTTGCCATCGCGCATGCCGTTAGGTGATGCGATGCGATGGCATGGAATTTGCTGAATACGTGGATAGTCAGCATTTGTTTTTGTTAGCAAAACAAATGCCTCACCATCTCGGTCGATAGCACAAGAAAGCGAATAAAGGTTAGTCTGAAAAGTGTTTTGACCTCCGCGAACGTCACAAATTTTATACCATTCCTCGTTCAGTAGTTCCTCGGCTTGTTGCTTAAACTCAACATCTTTCGACTTGGATTGAGCTTGCCAACTGCGCCCGATTGCATACATGGCTTTTTGCTGGATTGCTCCTAACAAAATTCCTTCATTCAAATACAATCGGCGAGAATAT